GTTTTAATGGTCGGAGCGAGAGGATTCGAATGTCTCTTTTCTTATTATTGTGCTTTATTCTACACCTAATGCGCCCGTTTTCTGCCAACTCCCTGTCACTCAATACATAATAATTCGTTCTATTTATTGCCACCATTGGAACCCAATTGGAACCCCTAAACAGAAATTACTTCACCTCGAAATTCAATTTCACCAGGTGCGATAACGTGGGCAATCTCAGGCCATAATAAACGACCTTGTTTAAATGTCAAAACGATGAAACCGCTGCGCCAGTTTTTTGGATTGTCTTCAGTATAATTTAAAAACTGATCTCCGTCAGGGTTAGCTAACGTGCCAGTATCGATTCCAAATCTTGTCCCATCGTAATCAGTAAATGGTGTTACTTTTAATGAATGAAGATGACCAGTAACAATGCTTCTTCCTGACCACATTGTATTATTATGGGTCGCATGTATCCCACCTTTAAATCGATGTTTGATGACCAGATCATCGTTCATAAAAGACGACCAGCAAAAGTGCCAATATGGAAATTGCTCTTTTAAAGTTGTCCCAACAACACCATCAAACTCTGGAATTGAGTTCGCCATTTTAGTTTCAAATCGAGCATCGTGATTTCCTAGAGTCCAAACTTTTTTGGCGTTGGGTGCAGCCTTATTTATGTCATCTAAAAATTCATTCACGGCTTGAATTTCTTGTGCTAAACTTGGTTTGCCTTCCCATCCAATCGACGGGTGTCTAGAGATAGTTGCTCCGTCCAATACGTCACCATTCAACACTATAATTTTTGGGGAAAGTTTTTTGGCAAATTTGATAAATGCCGACTGCGCTGTTGTTCTATCATGGGGCCAAACGTGTGCATCTGATCCAACAATGATTTGACCATCAGTAATATCAAAAACTAATCGCGCTGGATGATCGTAGAGCGTCCTAGTTTTCACACCTAAGTCTGGAGAGTGAATTCGACGGCCTAGCTCGATTTCTAATCTTCTGCGTCTTCTATTCACTCCGCGTACATTTGCTTTTAAAATTTTTGCTGTTCCGGTCGCACCTTTTTTTTCAAACAGCTCAATAAAATCTTCGTCGCTGTTTAATTTTTCAGTCATTAAAATAACCAGTTCTAATAATTTCAGACAATCTCTCAGCGCGGGCTGGTACTTGCCGGGCAAATTTACTATCTAATAACTCAGCAGATGCTGTGTCATAATCTTCGTTTGCAAATGCTGCCAACATTTTTCCAAACTTGTTTAACCTAGGCCAACCCATTTGAAATGCGAGTGCAACGACGACCATCGCTCGTGCGTCATCTAATTCGTGGAACCAATCGAAATTCTCACACTCAGAAATTGATCGATTAATGTCTTGCATCAAAAGATAACTTGCTTCGTCTTCAGACAAACCAAGTCCAACGTCTTCTTCAATGCAGCGACCGTAGCCTATCGTCGCGTACCCTAAATGATCTTCATAAGAATGTGATCTAAACCCCTCTTCTCTTTTTAACATGTCGGCAAGTTCGTTTGTTTTAAATATTCTTGTCACCAGTATTTTCCTTTTCGCTAATTTTAGGGGGTGGCATCTGGTCTTTTTTTTTTATGTTTTTATTCAAACAAAAACCTTGTGCGCTGATTACCGGGTGTGGCGCAGATTTAACAATCTCTCTTAGCAGCACACTTGCTTGTGCATAACATTTAGTCGTGGTGTCTGCTGTGTCTTGAAAATCAAATTGCAATGGCGATGGTGTGCCAATCATAAAAAATATAACCACCGCCTGATAAATCATTTTGTTAAGCCTTTAAACTTTTCAAATGATCTCATTCCACCAATGCCTAACATGCCTAATAAAATAGTCATCAATGAAGACATGTCGAAATCAGGGATAGGCAGATGCCATCCACCAATCGTCGCTGCCCACTGCACCACTGGAGCAACAATAAAATGAAATCCAAGGGCTGCTGCGCAGATCCACCCACACATCGGTCGCCAACCAGCGACGAAGATAGATCGATGCCCGGCCTCAACTTTATTTATCTCCAGCTGCCCTAACATCCCCTTTGCGTGTGCATCAACTAATGCTTTCTCCATATCTCTCATTGCTTTTGATTTGGCATTTTTGTCTGGCACTAGACGTCCGATTACTGTCTCAGCGATAGGAAGTATTGCAGATAATATTGGGATCATTTGCTTTTCTTTCTTTTCGGGAAACCAGCTTTCATAAGCGAATAACTTTTTGCACTAATGGTACTGTTCTTTTTTGACCGTGAAGTACCAGCTTTTTTGCGAGCCAAAATATTAGCGTAAAGACCACGTTTCGCCATTTCAGTTCCTTTTTGTTGTAAATATTAAAAAACAGAGCGATTTTAAGAGCCGTACAGACCATCTTTTGATGTCTTGTATACTCTAGGTATCAGCATTTAATCCTGATAATGAGGCTTTTCAGTATATCGATGAGAACCGTTATGAATTGCTTCCATGTGTTCAATTCTTTTTTGATTGGTTTCAGCCATAACCGTGAGCCGTTCAAGGCTGCGATGGTTTTTTTCCAATGCCGACGGGGATAAAATATTTGATAATACGTTTTGTTTTTGAATCGACAAATCGACACTTGTTTCTAAGAGGTCGCATCGTCGATCAAGTTCTCGCAGTCTAGTCTCGTGATCTTTTTTTAATTCATTTAATAATTCAGAGACCTGTAACAGCCTTTGTTTAACAATTACAAAAGAGCTGACTACACTTATAAAAACACCAATTAGTGTAGCAGCAAAACGTAGATCAATTTCCATATTAACGCCCAGCCAAAATTCTACCGTCTTTATTAATGGTGGCAGGTCCAATTACCTCAAATAAGTAGGTGTATGTTCCCCAACCTGAACTAGTTTGCTTAAATCCATTTATTCCAAAATCTAAGCTCTCTGTATGACTCAACTCGGCAGCTGTTGAATTGTGACTCATATATTTTCTTATAGGATTTGAAGAAGTTCCAGATGTATCATAAACATAAATACTAGTTGCTACACCCTTAGTTAAAAATAAATTATATTTGGCTAGACCAACATTACCTGTAGGAAAATAACTTCCATTATGATCGGAGTTATGGGTACCATTACTCAAGCCTTTTCCTATCGAAATAAAACCACCATCTTGCATAACCAAATAATCATATGTTGCCGAAGATGCGCCTGATCCAATATCGAAAGCATTAGCAGTTACATTTGTAATAATTGTGCTGGATGCCTCAACAGCAGATGTTGTAAGTACCCATAATTTGCCACTCGAATTTCCAACGTGATATACGTAAACTGCACCAGTACTTCGGTTAAATAATTTAATTGAAGAATTAATTCCATTTCCTAAATTATGCGTCACCGTTGTAGCGGAACCATTGGAATGAGCTTGCGCTCCACCAGCCGTATTATAACCAGAACCTATACGAATCGAATACCCCACCCAGTTGTCTGTGCCTGATAACGTGCTGGTACTTTGATATGTTGTGTCAGCGTCAGTACCAAATAAATACTGGTTTGAACTGTCGTGTGAGAAACGATAAATCCAACCTTCAGCACTTGATCTATTTTTTAAAATGTCAACGTAATTTGACCATCCAGATCTCGCAGTAGCTACACTGCTAATCAAACTTCCTTCTTGGGCAAGAGTTTGCTGGAACATATCTTCAACTTTTCCAGTCGCTGGCCTTACTGCGTGTAAATTCGTACTTGTTAGTGCTAAAAATCCTGTAGGTGGTGTATCTACAAAGTCATCATCCGAAAATCTTGCAATCGCTACACCTGTGCTAGCAATTTGTGTAACAAATAATTTTTCACCTGTTTGACCTGATGCTGCTGCGTTGGTTCCTGTACCGGCTACAATCTCAGATACAGTTGCACTATTTTGCCAAGTTCCATTCTTGCCAAAAAATAAATTACCGTTTACAGCATCATAGGCTATGTTAATCCGATCACCCGCACCATATGTTGCCCCATAAGAATTAGAACCGGCGTTATTCAAAACATGACCGTTGGTTGCATAAACATAAGCCTGATTTTGCAAACCATCTCCTGAGTTATAAACTCCATTTCCGTTGCCTTTTTGACTTAAAGCTCTATTCAGAGGGGCGCAGATACCAACTGCAAAGCTGGTGGCGTTTGAAACGCAGTCAAATTCGCAGTACCATTTTCCGATACCATCAGGGATTAAAAAAGTTGCTGGAGCATTAGACCAGTTGGAAAGAAGACCTGTAAATTTTAAATTTCCAACAGACAGTGCATATGAACCCGGAGATCTAGGATTTAAAAGTGCATTTAAATTACTTGGAGTATGCGTGCTATTTACAACAGAGCTATTATTTGTATAGTTATTAGCCTCACCACTAGCATCTGTCTGAGGGTTACTAGAATTATCAAAGTAAAAACCATTAGTAGAAAATGTTAATTCTTTAATTTTATCTGATGCCTTAGGTGTCCAGTATGTGCCTGTTGAATCATACTCACCAAACGCATCAGCAGTTTGTTTTTGACCATCAAGATACACCATCTCTGCTACATAATAATTTGGTGTAGTACCGGCTGCTGCACCTATTCTTTGTACACCACCACTGAACATTCGAGGACCACCAGATGGAGTGTTATATGGATT